CCCATAGTTCAGGAACTGCAGGTCCATCTTCTTCCATATAGACCGGAAGTTATTTCGCTTGTCATTAAACTGCGAAAGGTGCGTTAATTTTTTGGCTACTTCCTCGTCATCGTTCCCGGTTCCCTCGACAACAACCTCCGGTATATTAGTAGTGATGTTGGCATGTTGGTTGGTTATCGCCAGAAAAGCGAAGTTGTCCTCACTGTTGGGACGAATCTTTTTGGCGCGGGAACTGCGGTAGGCAAAGGAAGTCTCCCACTGCTTGCCGCCGCCGATAAAGATTTTGTATTCGTCCTCCCAGGTTTGGTCTATACTGTCATATCCGCCGGTGCGAAGGGACTCGGCGTTTTCCTGGTCGGTCGTAATTCTGTGAACCATTTTTTCTTCTTCGGGCGTGTTTGTGCTGGCCTTCTGCTCACCTTCCGCATCACCGTAGAAAAAGTCTTTTATTTTATCAACCAGTCCCATTGTCTCACCCGCCTAATCGTAGAAGCCGCTTGGCTCGGCTTCCTTTTCTTTGGTAATACTGTCTTTAACCCGGTCTACAATGTCGTCTATGTCGTCCGCGAACGGCATTGGAGGCTTTTCACCCTCGCGCTTCAAAAAGCCAACATAAAAGCCGCTCCAGAAAGCGGCTAGCATACCGAGGGTGAATATGGCTGTGGTAAGCAGGTTCATTGTGTCACCTCAATATCTCCATCAACTATGACCATTGCCATCAATGTAAATATATGTTAGTTTTGCAGAAAGGTATAAATCTCTTATCCGCCGCAATGCTTCTTTTTCGTTTAACAAGTCAATTTCAATGCCTTTTTTATATGTTTTATCTCCTACTACCAGCGTTGATTCTACGGTAAAGCAATAATTGTCTTTCGCCTCATTAGCTTTAGACATGATAATATCGCGCATTTTATCTGTTTTCATATATTGCCCTCCCTAATTAAAGTACGAATCTTCATTGTGGCGATCTTCTTCGTCCTCATCGTCTTCTTCTTCCGTGGCCTGATCCGTTATCTCATATGATTGCTGATCTCTTATATAGTGGGCGATTGCCAGTCCCATGATATTGTCATCATGCTTGCCATCGGCCGCCTCAGCCTTTCCGGACTCATTGCGGACAAAGGTAAGCATTTCTTCTAAAGTCTCAGTGTCGTTTATTACTTCCGGATTTTCGCGCACAATCTGGACCAGGCTTGAAATGATAACAGGCCGCGTCAGCTTGTTTGTCTGGAATCCATATGATTTCTTGGGCTTATTTGTAATCTTGTCCTCAACTTCGCGCACAAACTGCCTGTAATATCCCAGGCGGGAGAGCTCTTTTACCGGATATGTGGAAAAGTTTGTCTCAATCCCAGCCATGGCGTTGTTGTAATATTTACCCAGGCAGTAAACCTGCTTTGCATATAAGTCTTCGTCAAACTGGTGGCGCAAAACCGCCGCCTGAATGCCGGTGACATTGTTAATAACATGCCCGGTGAAATAGTCGCTTCCCTCTCCTGCCGTATCTCCTCCCAGCACATACGGAAAGCCTGTTTTGACATCCTCATAAATTCTGATGTACCCGCCCGGTTCGTCTATCCATTTAATAGAAGAATCTACAATTCTCTCGTGGACATATTCGTAAATAAAAAAACCCTCTTTCAAGGGTTTACGATCTTGTAGGTACATAAGCCTTTCGGTGACTTTTTGCGCATCGAAGATGGTCTTTCCTGTAACCCCCCACTGCCCCAGGCAGTACACCATGTAGTAATAAGGATCGGTTTCCTTGAATCCCTCTAGTACTTCTATGGCCTGTTTATCAAGAAACCTGTTGTCTTTATACGTTGTCTCTAGAACTGTGCAATTTTTCTTAGGTTTACCAGGGTTAAAAAACTCACCTTTGAGCCAGTGAGTTATGTAAATAGGGTTGAATGTTAGTATCATCTGCTTATAATACTTGGTCTTGCCACGCATTCTTATGTCCAACTGTCGAAACTCTTCAGCGGCCAGTTCGCTTGCTTCCTCTATCCATATCCCTGTTATGCCGGTAATGGACTTCAGTTTTTCAACATCGTCAAGCCCAGCGAATATAAATTCGGTTTTATTCGGAGCATACCCGAGATAGAGTTCGCTTGCCGCGCCTTTAGGAATTTTGAATAACTTAGTCAGGTTCCAATCATCAACAGTCCGCTTTAATTCGGTAAAAACACTCTCGCGCAGGGTTTTAGCCACCTTACGAATTATAAGCCACCTATGAGGGTATCTACTCCTTGCAGTGCGGAATATCAGCTTTTCTGCGGCGAATACAGATTTTCCAGAAGAGCCACCGCCTTTTAGAACAAGGTAGCGGGAATTGTTCTCGTAAAGCGGCAGGTACACGTCATTTGTAATGGCTTCAAGGTCGAAATGTATTTCTGGGTTTTTAGCCATATTGTCACCTTTTCACCCACTCAAAGTCATTGTTTTTAATAAAATGATGCAGACAGATGCCCATGAACCCAACTATTTTTTCGTCTCCAGCCTCACCTATGGCCCCAGCCTCAAACATGATCCCGTGGCATATCTCATGCACCAGTATTTTGACTTTGCGTTCCTCGCTCATGGTGTTTTTAATGTAAATCTCTTGGGTGCTATAAAATATCTCTCCCAATGCGCTTGATGCATCAAGATATTCGTCTTTGTCCTGACGGACGGTGTACTCAATACCGAAGATGTTTACTTTTTCAGGTAACATGTGTCCTCCTGTTTTCATACCGCCTTCATTCTCTTGCGCCGCTGTGCGGCAACGTATTCAGAATACCTGTCAGAAGTAACTCCAGCCGCCTCTACTACCAAGTATTCACTGTCAAACTTAACAGGTTTCATATCTTCGCCGTACTCTTGGACGTACACGTTGACAGAGCCAATAACCAAATCCCTTTCGTTGATAATATCGAGGAGCATCCTGGACATTGCCTCTGGCGGTATCCCCTTTTTAAACTTGATCCTCACGCACGCCTCCCCCTTTTCTAGCTATTGCGCGGTCCACAAAATAAGCTCTCGTTTTCCTGTCATACCGCATGGCCTTTTTCTTAACCAACTCAGACACGATCGCCTTAATTTTGGCCTTGCCAGCACCGAAACACTTTGCCATTGCCCCCTGAGTCATACTGACTTTGCCCCTGCCATATATGACCCTGCCGGTGTGCCATTCAATGTGTCCACCGTTAAATATTTTCAGCAGCAGCCCAGAGGCCAAAAGAGAAAGAGCAGGTATTGTTTCCTGCCCTTGCATCAACATAATATATGGTTTTTTGCCTCCGGTAGTCCTGCGTTTTATTTTTGGCTCATCTTCATTGTCTTGTGTCTTTAGTTTATAGCACCTGCTTTTGTTGGCCCCACTCCACAGATTATATATAGGGTCTTGTACGTCTGGGTGAGAAACCACAATATGTTCTGCGGTACCCGTTGTTTCCCTGCTTATTATAAACTCGTCTTTAACCGCATTTCGTTGTCCCATAAGGTATTCAGCGGTCTCTTTTTTCATGCAATCACCTCCCGAGCAACGTATGACCAGTGTACCTTTGCAAAAATACCCCTCAGACATTGCGGGAGTAGGCACAAACCGCATTTTAACGTGTAATTGCTTTATAGTAGCTCTTTGCTGTCTTTAACCCACAAACAAAAACGGCCAGGAGGGGAGACAACCTGACCGCTTGATGTGGGGAAAGCGCTTTTTTGTTGAAAAAATGTAAATTTGAATCTTACTATTTTTTGACAGCGAGCAAGGGGGGTTAAAATGCCACCCCCTACCCCCGGCCACCCATCGGCCTGGCAGCTGGTCCCCTGGACTGTACCACATGCCTCCCATGCCTGGGGTTGATACCCTGTTGCATAGGGAGGGGGCAAGGTAAACCGGCTAACCAGGCATACTACATATAGTATGTCAGATATAGTCAAAAGGTCAGAGGTTGCATATAATTATGTCAACTTGCCATAAACCTAGTGATACCAAGGCTTGCAGGGTTTTGGGCTAGTTTACATAGTGCTTATTATCGGAACATAAACCGATTATCCGGGAGTAAAGGTCAAACTATTCCTCGCTGTCAGGCTGATCTTCACCGGCTGGATTACCGCCGATAAAGATATTGAGATCGCCGCCAATGTTGTGATTTATGTCCTGAATATCGCGCCAGCCGTAGTTTTTCAGGGCAAAAATAGCCCCTGCCGGATTACGAGCTGTAAACATGTGAGATTCGGCAAACTGTTGGCAGCGTAGCTTTGCGCGTTTTATGGTGTCACTAAACTCCTTGCTATACCCTGCGCTCGTT